GTCTTAATTGAAATATATTCACCTGTTGTCATTCTATTTAGGTCAATACATCCATATAGATTTCCATCAATCAAGATAGTCTTATTTTCATTTAACTTTGGTATCTCTGATAGAAATGTTAATTCTGATAACAGGTCTTTTAATTCATTAATTGGAATATCAAGAACCTCATCACATTTACTTAGAATCTCAAAAACCTCAATCATATAAAGGTCATCAATCTCTCTATCTTTATTTGAATCCTGAAAATTAAAGAAGTCTATATAATTCTCTAGTGTCATATCTTCCCAACTATTTGGGACTTTGTACTCATTATCACCTACCTTGAATGTTTTCATACTTGTATATATATTTTTTTAGTAGAATTTTAGGTAATCATAATTAGGCTGCCTCTTTTTATGTGTAAAAATGGCATACCTAATTGAGTCCATTCCATGATTATCATAATCCACCACCTCATCCGAAATCGTTCCATCCTTTCTCAGCTTCCAACTATACATCTTACTTTCTCTAATTAAATTTAGACTATCGGTGTGTATCCATATCTCCCTTGTCTTTAAGTAGTCTATTCCCCCCTTTATATTCTTTTCAGCTGATTTCACATTAAAACCACTTCTTTTCAATTCCTCTATAACCTCTGGTCTATGGTCTGAATAAATTGGTTTTGCTTTATCCTTCAATAATAATTCCATCTTACTAATTAAATCACCTGTCGTCAATTTACTCTCATATAATAATTCCTTTACATATATTTTATCCCCTTTATATTTGATTTCCGTCAACACACAAGGGTCATTATATCCCAAATCCAATCCATATGAGATATCGTCCCAGGAGTCAAATAAACTATCATCTTGGGTAAATTTGAAATGGGTATATATTTTAGTAGTCTTTGTAGGTCTCTCACCTAAAACATATATCTTATAGTAGTTCTCATCCGTATTTATTAGTCTTTCCAAGTCTTTTATAGCCGCTTCAGCCAAAAATGGATTGTCTTTATATGTTGATTTTATCAAAACAGCATCTTCCTCCTTACAAACATCATACAAAAAGTGGTCATCATCCGATGGATTCCAGTCCATTATTATCTTCTCTCTCGTTCTAATCTTCAGCTGTAAAAATTCATCACTACTTAAGTCATTTGCCTCATTACAATATAGTAAATCTCTTTTTCTACCTCTTAATTTCTGTTCCGAGTCCGTTGAAAAAAATTCAACTATACTACCATTATCAAATTTATATACATGTTCCGACTTATTATGGTTTTTCTCCGAATATAACCCCATTCCTCTTAAAATATTAAAAAAGTCTTTCATAGTTGTCCCCCTAATCGTAGGAAAGGTTGTCCTAACAACCGAAATCTCTTTATTTGGATTACTCAAAGCCCATATTATTAGACATTGAATAATTGAAATAGTCTTTGAACTACCCGAACCACCCTCATTAATAATATATCTAACATCTTTTCTATTCAGAGCATCCCAATTTCTCTGAAAAACATTAGTCACTTGTATTTTCATCGTTTTTAATTGGGTTTATTATTTCAATTTGAATCTTATTTAAGTTCTCTCCATTCGTAGTAATATCTATACTATCCGTATATCCCCTCTTTCTTGCCTTATACTTCATATAAAACATTATAGAACGCTCTGAACCCTCCTTAATCTTTCTCAACAATTGATTCTCAACAAAATCCAATGTAATATCATTTATATCATCAACTGCCTTTTTGAAATCAACATCTTCATTATAGTATCTATAAAAAGTCATCCTAGATATCCCAACATCTTTACAAGCTGGCGTCACAATCCCTAATGATTTTTCCAAAGCAACTAATAGAAGCTCTTTTATCTTACTTGAGTCCATTTTCGTAATCCTTTTTTATTTTAATCATTCTATTTGTCTGCCATGATTTATTAAACTCCTTATCAGCAAATAATTTTGAGAATCCTGTTATATGTTTTAATTTTAGAATCTCTTCTGGTTCCATTCCTAAGTGATTACAGATTTCATCATCAGTCCAACCATTACTTAACATTTCAAAAACCATATTACCCATCCCTGAAACAGAGTGTTCCCCTCTTGCTCTATTGTGTCTTACCGTAGCTGCCATTCTCTCATTAATATCCTTTTCAATAACCACACAAGGTAAGTATCCTTTATTCCTATCGTAAATATCTTTATTTGTTTTGCAGGTATAATATCTGTGGAATCCATCAACAATTACATACATATCCTTTTCATCATCATAAATTGTAACAACAGGTTGTGTGTATCCATCATGTTTAATTGATTTGTATAATAGACCCATCTCCACTTTTGCAACACTATTGGGGTTGTAATCATTCGGACAAACTTTTTCAACTGGAATCCATCTGACAAAATCAATTGGTTGTTTTATTTCGGATAATTCATCATGAATGAATCTTCTTAATTCATTAAGAAACTCAGTTTTGTTATTTGACAATTTATACTCATTAATTATTGTTTTTTTAAGATTTTCCATTATTCATTCTATTTTTTATTTCTTCTAATTCAGAAGATGTGAATACATTTTGATATTTTCCATTTAACTGAATTGATTTACCCTTTTTATAATTTCTATATAACATAGAGCTGGGAGACATCTCAAAGTTAGCTATTTTAGTGAAATCCCAATCACTTGATAATATTGTGTTTATTATAACCTTCCAAAATCTTTTTTCAATATTCTCACCATCATATATTTTACTAAGTTTATCTATCCTTTTCTTTAATGTCTCTCTATTATCAGGCTCCTGAATTATATTATCTGCTAAATACATAGCATATTCCTTCCAATCTGAAAACATATAAGGCAGCTCTGATGGACATGTAAATGAATTGTTTTTAATGTGTTTAATTGAACTAGCTCCATCTATTCTATCAACGACTTTATTCCATGTTTTCGGTTCTATCTCTTGTACTAATAATAAAACCTGAATTGCTGTTTCGTGGTGAAGATTGGAAATTCTCATATTTAATGGACTAACCCCATGTCTATACATTTCATCATAAACCCTATTATATTTTATATTATTAACTGCTAGAAATTTCCACACATCAGTATAAGACCAATCATATAATGGATAAAAAGTATAATGTTCATATGGTTGGTATAGTTTTTTTCCCCATGTAATCCATTTATATGTTACACCATCTGTTAAAGAAACAAATCTTTTTGGAGCTTCCTCTGTTCTAACACCCGCTATATAACATGATTTAATATCTTTAAATTCTACTTTAAAAATGGCCTCAAATAATTCATGAAATCTATCAGTCCCGTATTTGTTTTCCTTTATAGAAATTGGGTCTTTTTCGTGTATCCATTTATCTCTCTCATCTTCATTCCAACAATATGAATATCTATTATATGAGCTCGCATTATTTGTAATTACCATTGGCATTTGAAACCAATATGGTCTAATTTCAGGTCTATACATAACCTCTTTTACATAATCAATTGTTCCTTGCCATTCAGCCTCTTGGTCTATAAATATTACTGATAATGGAAGTCTGTTTTTTTCCTTAGCTACCATCAGACATAACTCTAGAGTAGCAGTGCTATCCTTTCCACCAGAGAATCCAACTACAACATTTTGAAATTCATCAAATAAAAATCTTATTCTTTCAATAGCTGACTCATATACGTTCTTTTTATTGTATATTTTCATATCTTTTTCTTACTTTTTTTATACCATTCCTATATATCTTTACCACATCAAAACCCCTTTTGATGTATTCTTTTATACTCATGGGTGTGCAATTTGCTTCAATGGTTTTATATCCCATGTTCTGAATCAATTTTATTGAAAATTCTAAAAGGTATTTGAAATATCCCATACCTCTATATTCATGTAGAACGAAGTGGTTTTTGAATATGACTTTATTTTTAACGAATAAAACCCCAGTGAATCCAACAATCTTATTATCTATAAATAGACCGAATAATTTTGTATTACCACAAAACATTAATCCCTCCTTTTTGGAGAGATTAATGTAATCCTGATATTCATTTATATTTATACTTTTTATAACCATTTTAATTTTATAGTGTTTCAAAAAAATCATTTAACCCAACAGGTTTCTTTTTGACTTTAAACCTATCATCCCAATTCTTTGGTGTGGAATTTGCAACTGCTCTGTTTATTACAAATGTCTTTTTTCTATCTTTATAACAAACAGGATTTCCCATCGTCCAATATTTATGACCATCTAAATAGTAGTATGTGAATGTTCTATTACCCCATTTTTCTGTCTGTCCGAATTTTCTCATAAATAAAACAACATCAACAAAATCCGAATCCACTTCCCATGTTTCCCTTAATGTGTAATAGTGGGGTATATTAGACATTGTTTTAGCAAATCTATATTTGTTGCTTCTCAATAGATTATCAACATTTTCTTTTGTAATTTTTAGTTCTATGTTTTCCATTGTTTTTATTTTATATATAAAATCTGAAAAATAACTTTTTTGAAAAGGTGGATTTTTTATAGGATTATTTTTCTATTGAAAATTCATTACCACAATCAGGACAAATTATATCTATTAGAGCTCTACTACCCTTGACATTGTTATTAATTTGATTTGATGCTTTTTCAATATCCTCTGGTGTTATATCACTATAATTGGTTTGAGGGTCTATTGTTGGTTTGAAGCTTTTATCATTAAATTCAAAGTCAAATCCCCAATCATTCAAATCATATCCACTCCATTCTGATTTTAATATTTCAAAATCCCATTCACCATATGAATTATTATCCTTTAGAATAAACTCATTCTTCTGTTCATCGTTCAAATTATCTATGAATATTACTGGAACCTTTTCCATTCCAATCTCTTTACATGCCTTTAATCTCATATTTCCACCCAAAACCATATAATTCTCATCAATTACAATTGGTCTTAGGTTCAACATCTCTGGAAATTCTTTGATGGATTTCACTAAACTTTTAAACTTAGAATCCTTTATTACTCTTGGATTATTCGGATTTGGTTTGATTTTTCTTATTTCAATCCCTTTAATATACATATTTTTACTTTTTTTTTATTGTAACATCTGTCACTATTTTTTTTTAACTACTAGTCAAATACCATTTTATTAGTTTATTATAAAGATTAACTATATTGTTTGCACAATTACAATTCAAATTATACCTCTGGATATTTGGGTCAATATATTTTTTATACATTCCGAATATCTCTTCAATTTCATCTCCGTTTGGACTTGTAACTGATTTCAATCTTTCTAGTGTCATTATATCTTCTTCATCTATCATATCTGTATATATAATTTTTTGAAATAATATTAAGTGATATTCCCTTCACCTTCATTACCATTTAATTTCTTATCTCTTAAAGTCATTAAGGTATTGTATCCAGAATATGTAAGCCATAAGGCAGTAATCTCAACCATATCCCATGCTTCCAGTCGATCAAAATTCATTGAAACATATACAATTGTCAATATCAAGAATACCCAAAAGACAATAAATCTCTCAATCTTCTTTGATGAGAATAAACTTTTTCTTGTGGAAAAGGTCATTATGAATTCTTGCCAGTAGTCTATCTTTTCCCCTTTCATATCTTCTAGAACGACTCGGGGTCTTGGTGCCCCGAGTCTAATGTTTATTTATATAATATAATGTGTTAATATGTATCATGATGTTGCATAAATTCCATTCTATTGGCTATTTTAAAACAACTCTATTTAATTTCATCAAAATCTTGTCTATAACGTATCCAATTGCAAAGGTGGTACATCCAATCCAAAATCCACCCATAATCAATCCTACCCAAAAAGAACAACATTTAAGACATGTTAATAACATTGTCAATATAGCAGTAAATATATTGTTTGGCAGCATTTCTAAAACCCATTGAATAGGTTCAAATTGGGTTATTAGAAAAGCTAATAGAATTGTTTTAATTATTATCTCCATATTGTTTTTTTATTATTTTTATCCAATCAAATCATCCCATTTTATATTCTTTCTAATATATGATAATGTATCCTGAACTGATGCCCTAACTGTTGTTGACTTTATACCAGTCAATTCCTCTATCTCCTTATATGTCTTCTTATCCCAAAAGTACATCTTAAATAAGACTGTATGGTATTGTCTTTTTAGAAAATTATTCTTTGACCATGTTCTTCCATCTAGAATCTTTGATATTTCATATTTTAATTTAACTAGACATACTTCGGATTCTTCATTATTATACACATGGTCATCATTTATCTCAACCCAATTATTATCCCTTCTTACTTTTTTAGCCCATGGACTATTATTTGATAGGTATTGGTTTTTCATCATCCTATAAACTAGTAGGTCTAACCATCCCTCTTTATATGCTCTTTGTAATTTATCTCCTTTCAAAGACAATAATTCAAGATAGATATGTTGCTTAAATTCAGCCCTATCAGAGTCTTTTATAAATCTATCAAAGGCTGAATTTATAGTATATGAATCATGAACGTATTGTAATATAGACTGGGTCATATCAAACTTTCTAATTCTCTCAGAAGTCTCAACTCTTCCTCCTCTGTTAGGAAATTACTTGGATATTCAAAAAACTCATCATTAACCGGCTCAATCATAATGTAATCATCTCCATCAGGAGTCAATTCAATCATTATAATATTATAATATTCTTTTACAAACGTAAAATCATAGACTAGGGTCGGTAGTCCTTCACCTAAAACTTTAATCAAGGTGACAATATGTTCTTTGTTTGTTTTATTACTCATTGCTCTTTATTTTTTGATTTGGGAACGAACCATCTATATCCCCTATTGTAATAGTCTTTTAATAATACCTTATCTGAATCATCATATGAGTTGTCTATCTTTGAATAGACTTCAATTGGAATAAACCACCTATAACTACCATTTTGGTCTTTCAATAACCATTTGTTAATTTCAATTAAACATTTGTTATAATCACCATTAAACTTTTTTAACTCTCTTTCATTTGGTGTATTCATCTCTATTTTTTATTTTTAAATCTATCCTCTAATTTATCATCAATCTCTTTAATCTGGTCGTCAGTCAGGTGACTATAACCACCAGTCTTTTCATCATTAAACTTTATTTCCTTATCCTCATAATCAAATAAGAGGTCTATTTTATATTCTCTAACTCTTCTAATAAACTCTTGTGGNNCCAGTTTTTTCTTCTGAAAATATGAGGTCTAATTTATACTCTCTAACTCTTCTAACAAATTCACTTGGTTTTCTTTGCTCTAACCAACCCATAAACTCATTATGACCAACATCACTTATGTGTTGACTCATAAGTCTGTGATTCAACACATAATTAGCAAAATCAACCAATT